CCCGCAGTTTGAAGGCGAAACGCCGCTTGTTCCTCTGGTGGGTTTTCCAACAAAAAAAGCCGCCCAATACTGCGGCGGCAAAGGCGAACGGAAAATGTCGGTCAGGTCTTGATGATTTTGTTCAGCACCACGGAAGGCTGAACGTTCGGGTGTGCGCTGCCGGAGCCCTGCGATGCGTTGGTGATCGATACGCCGGTCGATGCGCTATTGATGGCTGCGGCCTGCTGCAAATAGAAAATCGAAGAGCCGCCAGTACCGCTGGAACCGCTTGAATACGTGGCGGCTGCATTATGGCCGTGTGTGTGGCCTGGATCGTTCAGCGTGTTGGCGTGCGTGTGTGCGGGCATCTGCGCCGTGGTCAGCGTGTGCGTCTCGCTGCCGCCAGCTGCGCCCAGCGTAGTGCCAGTGATGCCGCTGGCTGCGCTTGTCACGCGATTAGCAGCTGCGCCGCCCATGTTGTCTTTGCCGATGACGGCGCGACCACGGCAATCTGGTAGGCTGAAATGTGTACCGTCTACAGCGCCGTAAGTCGTTCCGATGGCCGCAAACAGGTTCGGGTAGTCGGTTCGCAGTAGGGACTGGCCGTAGCACATAAGCCAGTCAGTCGGCGCGGTAGTGCCTGCAAAGTCCAGAACGGTGCCGGTCATACCGGCCCACAAGTCAAGTAATCGGCTCATACACTCCCTTGTTTGAGGATGGCGGAAACGTCAGGGTTCGCCGCCAGAAATGCCTGCAGCTTAGCCACAGGGTCGTTGTCGTTTGCTGGCGCTGGCTTCGTCACCAACGCCCAGGCCGTGCCGTTCCAGTGCGGCACTTTGCCTGCAGGGATGCTCTGTGGTGGCTGCACAAGCGTGCAGCGCGCAGGGACAAGCCATACGCCAGGTTCCAGCGGGCTTTCGTCGGCTTCGGTTTGGCCTAGCAGCAGGCCGGAATTGTCGAACTGATATGCGGTCTTTGAAGTCATTTCACTGCCCTTAGAATTTCACGCAGGCCAGCAGCGCAACGTTGCGCGAGCGGGTTTCCGATGCGAAGTTACCAACGGTGCCAGCCGTCTGCGTGACCCATTGACCGCCAGTGCTCCCGTTGCCCACATCGGCGTCGCCGTTTGACTGGTTGTAGTTTGTGCTGTCCAAAGGACCCCAAACACTACCAGCTGAAATGCCTTGCGTGTTCATCAGGTGGTTATGGTTCTGCATGGCATGGCCCTGCGCCGTACCAATCGCGCGGCCAGCGTCAATTCCGCGACCGTCATCCCACCCGCGAATGAATTCACCGCGCAAATCTGGCAGGTTGAACGTGTTGAAGCCATCGCCAACCCCGAACGTCGTGCCGATGGCCGCGAACAGGTCGGCGTATGCAATTCGATTCACGGCAGCGCCGTTAGCCTTCAGCCAGCCAGCTGGTGCAGTGCTGCGCGCGAAGTGCGACACTTGGCCGGATGGTGCCATCTGTCGCGTCTCTGCTTTGTTGAAAACGTCCAGGTTTGTGCGCGCTACTGCCTTATCGGGAACGTCGGACAGGTTCAGGTCGCGGGCCAGCGGAAACGGCACGCTGCCAAGTGGTTCGTTTTGCGTAATGCGGATGATCGCCCCAGCTGGGTACGACTTGCCCAGCACAACCTTAGTGTCGGGGAAGGTTACGTCTTCCAGCCAGCCATCCACGCCAGCTTCGTGACCGATGCGGACGCCTTCGATATAGACAGCTGCCCCGCGCGTTGTGACTACGGCGAGAGTAACAACAGTCTGCGAAGCGGCCAGCGTCTGCTTTTCTTCGATCACATCCACCACGACGTTTGTCGTGTCGGGGTCGCCCCACTCGGTGTCACCGTCCGCGTTCGACGCCTTGCGCAAAATCTGGCCCGTGGTCCCTCCAGGAAGCAGCGCTGCTGGCGTGATGTTGTTGACGATCCAGGCTTGAGTGGCAACGGCCACGTTCGGATCAATCTGCAACGTGATGACATCGGCGTTCGATACTTTGAACTGCAGTCGCACTACCATGTCCGAAAACGCACCTTCGGCGTCGGTCGGCTTGTAGGTGTCGGGGATGTTCGCCACAGCGAACAGTCCGCCGTCAGCATCGAAGATGCCGCATTCGCGCACGGTGAACCCGCCTTCAGCAGCTGGCACGACCAGTTCCGCCGTGAACATTAGCAGGTCGTCAGGGTCTTGATAGACGCGGTTCACCGTCGCGCACAAGTGCGGTCTGGCCTTGATTGGGCGTGACTGGATTGCCATTGCCGTCGCCGACAGCCATGTGCGTCAGCACGATGGGGGTGCCAGTGGCTTCTGCCGACGCTACTTTCGCCAGGCCGTATGCTGTGTGGATGGTTTTATAGATCATCTTCAAGTCCGTTCGTTGGTCATTGCGGGCTGTACCAACCGTTGATCTGCAGGCTAGCGCCGTTGGCGCCAGGATATCCGCCGTCTGCGTATTTCACGCTGACAACTGATGAAGTCATCAGGCCAGTTAGCCCCTTGCCGGTTAGGGCTATTTCCGTGCCAACCGCTCCACCCATCAGCTTTGTGGTGTCATAGGGGAATGGGAGCGTGTAGCGAATATCACCCGCACCAGTGCCGTTGGTCGTAATCGGAATGTTGATGCTGTAATAGATCAGCCCGCCGTTGCGCATGTAGTTCGCAGTCACTGCGCCAACCGTTGTAAGTGTCCCGGTTCCGGCTGTTACAGTCGGAGGCGATACTGGAAATTCAGGTCCATGACCCTGTTGTCATAGACGCGTACAGGATTGCCTGCTGCCACACCGTTTTTGATGTAAATGTTGTAGTCGGCGGTTGTGTAGCCGCACCCCGTGAACTGGTTATCAGTCACGAATAGCCCCGACGTTGGCGTAGCCGTCAACGCATACTGTATCGACCGGCGCGCAACGTTGTAGAACTTGTTTTTCGTGATGGACATATTGGCAAGATCAGTCGGGCCGGATGGGGTCGCATCAGCACACCAAACGCCATGTCCAGCGATATTCCGCATCTCGTTGTTGTCGATATCGACTCTGCGATATGCGTACACGTAAATTGCGCAGGTGTACGTCAAAACCCAATAGGTCGCATTGGGCGGCGCTTGGTTTGTGTTCGCCACGATACACCGGTATGTACTGCCTCCAGAGCTAACGATCTGCCCAACCGCATACGCTGTCGCGCCGCTCCATGCTGGGCCAATCGATACCGTGTCGATGCGGTTATTTTTGATGGACGAATCCATCAGTGCGCCGACATAAATAGCCGCCGCGCCCGCCTGGTTAGCTGGGTTTTGTCCAGCAGAAATAATGCTATTGCCTTCAATAACAATATTGCTGGCCATTGCGGTGTTGCTGCCCCACAGGTAGCTGGAAAAACCACAGCTAGACGAGAAATACGAATAATTGCCGGTCGCTATGACGTTATGGCAGCTGGAAAGATTGAATCCGTTACCAGTCACATTGCCGTAAGCAATATTGCCATGGAACGTCCCGAACTGTGGCGGCGAAAGTGAAGGGCCGCTATCCCAGACTGCCGCGAAAGCATCGTCGCCGCTCGCATAGACGCGGTTTTCAGTGCATGTAAAACCATTTGCACCGTCCGAGAAATGGATACCGTCCGCCTTCGGGGAAATCACCACATTACCGTGCACGCGTGTGCGCGTGCTTGCCGAAACCCATACCCCTGCAGACGGAATGTCGTTCAATGTGCAGCGCTCGACGGTGGCATTTGTGGCACCTGACACACTTATGCCAAAACCATAACCAGTATTCCGCAATGCCGCAGGATCGCTGCGCATACGCACGCCAATTGCGCCGCAATCTACCCCGCCGATGATAAGGCAGTGGTTGTATGCGAATGGCGGAAGCGTGTAATAAATCTCGCCAGGGCCTTCCAGCGTGACGCCAGTACCTGAAATTCCAAGCGAGTCAGAAACCTTGTACCGGCCCGCTGGCAGCTTGACCCGGCATCCCTTTATTGTGGCTGCGTAGTCCAGCGCGGCCCTGATTGCCAAAGTGTCGTCAGCGCCAGAAACAAACGCGTTTGAGCCGTTTAAAACGGTATCGCCAACGGCTCCAAAATCCTTGACGCTGACGGTTTCCCTTAGCTTGTCTTGTATGGCGCGCGCAATCGCACCTGCTGCATTTTGAATAAATGCAGTCGCGGTCTTGACGATGTATGCGGCGATATTTGATAGCTTTGCGCGTGCCCAAACACCTGCTTTTTTGAACGCCCAGGTCTCAGTGCCGTCAAGCGCGGCCGGTTCGGATGCCGCCGCATCAGGATTAAGCGCCTCCGTGCGGTTCGTAAGTGCCTGCGCCTGCAGGTTCATCGGGCCGCCTGGGCCGCCCAGCGCTGCCGTAGTGATCGGCAGTTCTACGACGTTATCCCAGCCAGGTGTCGGGGTCAGGTTCGACATTTAGTTAAATACTCCATCAAGATTCTGCGAGCCATCCAGCTGCCAGCCGCCATCAAGCAGCAGTGGCGAACCGGCTTGCGGCTCATATTTCACGGTGATTTCGCTGCCGGTCAGTGATGCGCCAGCAGTGAATAGGCGCGCCTTCGTCGTTATCGTCGGGATTACGGTTTCCAGGTGCGAGCGCAGATTTTTCGTGGACTCGACGACATCAAGAATTCGGGCCAGGTCGCCGTCACTGATGCCCACCTGGTCAACGTCCAGGTGCAGCAGGAACGTGTATTCAGGCCCAATCGGTGTTTGGTTGAACCACTCTTGAACCTGAACATCGAAGCCCAGCGCGGCCAGCGCGCGCTTCACTGCTCCGATAGTGCCCTTGTGTTGATGGACATAAACGGAATCGCGGATGGTCTGGCGCTTCTGTTCATCGGTCCAATCGGTTTGCCAGGCGTCAACGGAATACTGATGCGCAAGCCACGGCAGCAGGGCAGCAGGGCATGCGCTCGGGTCTTTCGATTCCCGCACCAGCACAGGCACATCGGAAATGCGCGCAGTCGCGCCTTCCATGGCGCGTTCCTGCGCCGTCGCACTAGATGGCAGCAGGGTGTCACTCACCAATGCCACCATTCGTCAGCGTGATGGCCGTGCAGCGTGCGGCCTGGCCCCAGTCCGCCACGATGTCAGCGGTTGGCTGCGTCAGCGTCACGTTCTGCACGCCGTCCTGGTGCAACGCGTGGTAGATGCCAGACAGCGTGATGTCGCGGCCCAGTCGCATGCTGGTTTCGGTGTAAGACTCGATTGCGGCCTGCGATGCCGCCATGACAACAGCCGCGTCAGGCCCGCTGTATGTC